AATGGTACTGACTGCCCTGACCTGTATTGCTTTGAACGTATACTTTGAGGCACGTAATGACAACATGTCGGGGCAGTATGCTGTGGCTCACGTTGTACTCAACAGGGTACAGGATAACCGCTGGCCTAATGATGTATGTAATGTTATAACACAACGTAATGACGATAACGTCTGCCAGTTTAGCTGGTACTGTGATGGTAAGACAGACAAGCCTGATGATGAATATGCTTGGGCATATGCTCAGATGGTGGCGGCTGATGTACTACGTGGCGAAGTCCCTGACTTTACTGGTGGATCAACCCACTATCATGCGTACTATGTCAAGCCCTATTGGTCTGACCTTATGCTATACCAAGGAGACTTTGGCTCTCATTATTTCTTCAGAGAAATTGATGGCCTCAACAGATAACACTTGCTATCGTTACTAGTATAGGTTAATATATCTATACAACAGGGGCATAGTTGCCCACAACCTTTTGAAAGGAACAGCCAATGGCTTTCGACATGATCCCAGACCACCTCGACTTTGCGGTAGCATATGAGGACACAAAGATGACAGATAAGAAGTACGTGGTAAACGCAGACAGTGGGCAGTACATGGGCATTGTCGGTAAGTCTTTCCAGTGTGCATCACATGGTGACTTCTATCGTGGCGTCATGGAAACAGTGACAGAAGAACTGTCAGACTATGAGGTGGCAGACGCTAAGTCTGAGTGGCGCACCGCCCGTAACGGGGCATGGGCTATGCTTGACATTACTCTGCCCAATATGAAAGGCACTATCACCACAGACAAACATGAGACAAGCATTGGCAACCGTATCATATCTTTGCATGGCATTGATGGGTCATGTTCCAATCAGGTATTCTTTGGGGCTATTGATTTCTTCTGTACTAATGGTATGATTACTGGTGACTATGACAAGGTGCGTAAGAAGAACACCGCCAACTTTACCCTTGATGGTTTCATTAAAGAATTGACACGTGCAAGGGGTGACTTCTATGACACCGCTGAAAAGATGCAGGTCTGGGCTAACACCTCAACCAAGTATGTCAATGTCAAGTCACTGCTTGATGATATGATTTCATCCAAACGTAAGGCAGAGAAAATGTTTGCCTTGTACAGCCATGAAGCTAATATCCGTGGGCATAACAAGTTCTCTTTGTACTCTGCCTTTACCAACTATGCCAGCTATGCTGATGAACGTAATGGGTTCAACTTAAAGAACACAGGCAACGACACACAGGCAGTCAGCATGTGGTCACGTGAGCAAGAGGTGAGCAAGTGGGTCAGTGATCCCAAGTTTATCACACTAGAGGCAGCATAATGACTAACCTACCAAGATTTGTACAGCCACGTAAACAACCCAAGGGTGTGGTGTCCTATCGTTTCAATCCTCCCCAGTGTCTAGTCGATGCTGGGGTGGTGAGCCGTAAGGAATGGGGCAGTGATCTTAAACAGGTTAAGTTACTCGCCAAAGAGTTGAATGACTTAGTTGATAACTATCGTGAGGAACAGGCATTGATCTTCAATGTCAAGCCAAGCAGCACTGTTGCAAATTTGTCACAGTATTACTTTGCTTCCAATGATTTCAAGGCGTTGCGTGATACAACTAAGGCACATTACAGGTACTTCATTGGCCTGTTGGTGTCATCAATAGGACACATGCGGCATGGTGATGTTACCTCTAAGGTTGCAAAGCATTTGTATGAACAGTGGGTTGAGCAAGGCATCAGCTTTGCTAATCATGGTGCAACCTGTGCCAGCCGTGTCTTTAATTATGCTATTGAAATGGAACAGATCAATGCCAATCCTTTCACCAACATTAAGCGCAAGGCCACACCACAACGTAAGGTAGTTTGGAAACATTCAGATGTGGTAGGATTTATGAACACTGCCTTTGCTCAGTATCAGTACCGTAACGTGGGCCTGATTGTGGCTATGGCTTACCAGTGGTGTCAGCGTCTGGGTGACATGCGTATGCTAACGTGGGACGCAATAGACTTTGACAGGCAGCGCATGTACCTTCAGCAGTCTAAGCGTAGGGCAGAGGTGTTCCTACCTATTGATGATGAGTTATTTGTAATGCTACAGGATCAACGGGGTGACTATGGCTTTCAGCCCTATGTTGCACCACACCCTGCGCCTGTCGGTGGTACGTTTCTGCCTTATGCTATGCAGAGACTATCAAAAGTAGGTCGTAAGATTATGAGGGCCGCTGACCTACCTAATAGCCTACGTCTTATGGACTTACGTAGAACTGGGGTGACACAAATGGTTGAGGCTGGTGTACCTTTGCCGCAGTTGATGGCTGTTACAGGACACACACATGTTGCATCTGTGAAACCATATATAAAAAATACATTCGCCTCTGCAAATAATGCCTTGACAGCCAGACATGCTCATGTAGAATTGAGTGTAACGAAGAACATTGAAAGTGATAGGTTATGAATATAATAGAAATTATAAATGACTTACAGCTAACTGTAGGTGACAGCAGACGCATGGCATGTCCTATGTGCCACACTAAGAATACATTTACTATTACTAATACTATGGGTAAGATAGTATGGAATTGCTACAGGGCTAGTTGTCCTGTTAGTGGTGGTACAAATGTGGCCCTGTCTGTTGGTGATGTTCGTAAGGCTCTAGGATTTATGGAGCCAGAGGACGCCAAGCCTGTCCCATTTGTAAAGCCTGACTACCTAGTCAATGATGGGCCTGAGTGTTGGAAATACCTCAAGCAGTATGGTATGTCACCTAAAGATATTACTGTGTTGTATGACGTAAAGGACCACCGCATTGTCTTTCCTGTGCTGGATGAACGGGGTTGCATGGTGGATGGATCAGGCAGAGCCTTGGGAAAAAGAATACCCAAGTGGAAACGATATGGTAATAGTGACTTGCCATATCATTGTGGCTGTGGTAATGTCGCTGTAGTGGTGGAGGACAGCGTTAGTGCCGCAGTTGTAGGTGCGACAGTGAATAAGCTGGATGCCTCTGAAGATGATGTATATGTCGGGGTGGCTGTGTTGGGTACATCATTATCTGAGGGACACAAGAGGTACTTGTCGCAGTTCTCCACCATAATAGTAGCACTTGACCCCGATGCCTTACCCAAGTCACTAAAGTTTGCTAAAGAATTACGTACCTATTGTAAAGATGTACGAGTATTAAAGTTGACAGACGATTTAAAATACAGTAACCCTGACGATATCACTAATCTGATAACCCTAACACAAGGATAAACCCGACATGGAATTAGCACTAATACGAAGTCTGATGAACAAAGAGTTCTATGACAGTCACCGTGGATCACGCTGCCCAGAACGCCTGTTCAGCCCTGATGTACGCAAGATCAAGAAGGCAATCGACGGTGCTATGCAACGGTATGAACGCACCGTTACACCTGATGAAATTGAGGCGTTGTTTATGTCAAGCAATGCCACCCTTACCACCGCACAGAAGACTGCCTACGGTGCATTGTTTGCCACCGTAAAGAGAGAGCAGCCTATGGGTGAGGACATTGCACAAGAGGTGCTGTCTAAGCTGTTTCAACAGGTGATTGGTGAGGACATTGCCAACCTTGGCTTTGACTATGTGAACGGCACAAAGGATACCCTTGAGCCTCTTCGTAATATGCTTGAACAGTATGGTGATGACTTCACCCCCAAGCTAAACATTGAATGGGAAGACACAAGCATTGACCACATCCTTGCACTCAACAGCCTTGAGAGCCAGTGGACATTCAACATTCCTACCCTTACCCGTAAGGTTGAGGGCGTCAATGCTGGTCACTTGATTGAGGTGGGCGCAAGACCCAACACTGGCAAGACTTCCTTCCATGCCAGCCTAATTGCTGGTGAAGGTGGCTTTGCATGGCAAGGGGCCAAGTGTATTGTGTTGTGTAACGAGGAAGGCTATCACCGTGTAGCCCACAGATACATCACTGCCGCTGCCAACATGGAAGCCAAAGATGTTGTCGCTAACAAAGACAAGGCTATGGCTGCATACAATAAGATCAGGGACAATGTAAAGTTCAAGGACGCAACTGACCGTGACATGTCATGGGTTGAGAGTGTGTGTAAGACATACAAGCCTGACATTGTGGTGCTTGATATGGGTGACAAGTTTGCCAAGACAGGTGGCTATGCCCGTACTGATGAGGCACTAAAGGCTAACGCTATCTATGCCCGACAGATTGCCAAGCAGCATGGCTGTGCTATCTTCTATATGTCCCAGCTATCAGCAGAGGCAGAGAACAAGGTGGTACTCAATCAGTCTATGATGGAAGGCTCACGTACAGGTAAGGCAGCAGAGGCTGACCTGATGCTGTTGATTGCTAAGAACCCACCAGTGGAAGGTGCTGATGAAGAGGACACCATGCGTCACCTCAATGTCGTTAAGAACAAACTATCTGGGTGGCATGGTATTGTCCACACTAATCTGAACTACAAGACAGCTAGGTATGAGGCATGATTAACAGAGACATACATAAAGAGTTATGTGATAAGTATGAGGAATTAAAGAAACAGTATAGCTTGGGGCGTGAACAGTACGCCCAAGTCCAGCGTGATGCAGACTACTGGGAGACACAAGCAAAGACATTACGTACTCGTAATGAACAGCTACTGGATGACGTAAACATTCTGTCTGCCCAACTTAAACTATGGAAAGGTACTGGTCTATGAGTGATGAGGTCAAGGCTGCAGCACAGGTGCAGGCAGAGCAAGCCTTTGATGGCTTCATGTACTGGATGAAGAAAGGTACGATCTGGTCTTGCATAGTCCTTGGCCTTGTAGTCTTTGGTTGTAATGCTGGTGTTGAGGATGATGCCTACCCTGCATACAACGGTGAGCAATATGCACCAACTAACATGGGGAATGACTGATGATTGAAGTAATTGTAACACAAGACATGTTATACAAAGCGCATAACAAGTCAGAAGAGATGGGCAGATTAAACAACTCTATAACAAAAGGTAA